ACGGCATACGAGATTCCTCTACGTCTCGTGGGCTCGGAGATGTGTATAAGAGACAGGTCGTGAGTAAATTCCGTGTGTCTAGTTGAAGGTCTCCAACTTGAAAATTTGCTGTAAAAACGTTCCTTCTCAATATTTCGATTTTCAATTTCCTTGAAGCGTTCAATTTCAGAACAACACACCATATATTCGTTCATCCGATCATTGAGTGTTTGCATTTTTAATTCGTGCATTCGCAATCTCACGAGATCAATTGCTGGATCATAGATCGAAGAGTCTTCTTCTCCGTAAATTTGGTGCACACGAAGAGTCTTGAGAATGATACCCAGATCCCTGAAGCTCATGTCGTAAATGGAGTGATTGTTTTTTTGGTGCATCCGGACACCGCATCTCTTGTTGGATGACCTTTTTCCAAATTTCGAGTTGGATGTCTGTACACAGAGGTCTCGTGGCTTGACAGAACGCAAGGCGGAAATCATGGGTCGTGCAACCATCTTGCATTATATACTCACTAATCCTTTATAAGTCTTTGGAAATTGAAGTGTAATCTCTTCACCAGCCTCGTTTATGGCTGTGACTATCTCGTAACCTTCTTTGGTATGTTCAGTTTTTATGTCGTAGCTGATTGTCTTAGGAATAAAAATGTTAAATAATCTGTCGTACAGACTCATTCTTCTTTCTTCTTACTGAGATGTTCTTCTTCGAGTTTTTTCTTCTCGCTCTGTATAGTTCTCAGAAATCGATTAGGATGCTCTGAAAGAGACGCCCACCTAAAGTCGTCGATTGAATATTCAATATATTCCGGTACGTGTGCTACAAACACAAATACACCCTTTACGAACCTGAAGGCCCACGTAGTCGCTAAAGCGTAGCAAAAAGCTCGTGGATAAAGCCACCACATATATGTGTTTATGTTACGCTTTTTTTATCTGACTTAAATACAAGATGAATCTTCATGAAGTACCGAAGAAGATCCAGTACATAACAATTGATTCAGAATTCGTAAATGGTTCAAATAACACGTTTACGATTGATTTTTCTTTAGATTCAAATGTACACATGGAAGACATGACTAAAGTCATAGGATTCAAAATAGTTGATTTTTACGTGACCCAGGTTGGGGAGAATGATTCAAACGGAGCAACTGATGTATCAAAATACATAGATATTGTGTGCGAAGATATACCAAAACGAGCACAAATACTCGATGAAAGAAATGGACAAATACTTGCGCGTGTACCACTCGAAAGGAGTTTTACCGGGAGTAACTCATTCATAATGAGGGATAAACAATGGAGGTCATTTCACAGAGAAACCTCTCTATTTAACCCTATATCAATACAAAAAACAAATTTCAAATTGTATGAATCACAAGGTGATGGAGACTACGAACTACTTAAGCCAAATGTTTCATTTTATATGATAATTGAAATAACAACTATAGACGTAAAAGAAAAACCAAGAAACAAAGAGATACAGATCTTACAGGCGTTAGATCGCCTGATGGACAAAATAGACAACCTTAATCACAATGTCAAAAAGTTACCTGATGCAGACCAATTGGAGAAAGCTAGAAAGGAAACAAAGAAATACCCATTTAGCTATCTCATAATAATGGTAGTTTTAATTCTAGGAGGCGTGTATTACATTACTTCAAAACAGGCTCCCCAACCTCAACCTTCTTTTTAGTTGTCTTTCGAACAACCTTCTTCACTGGCTTTGGTGCTTCTTCAACTGGAGCTGGAGCTGGAGCTGGAGCTGGAGCTGGAGCTGGAGCTGGTTCAGCCTTCTTTACTGGAGCTGGAGCTGGTGCAGTCTTCTTTACTGGAGCTGGAGCTGGAGCAGAAGGTTTCACGCCACCGTCAATCTCATCAACGAGACGCAACAACACACTGTAGACGTGCTCCTTGTTGATGCGAAGTGAAGCCATTTCGTCACGAATTTCTTTCTTGAGAGCTTCCATTTTAATATACATAAAGGAAATATTATCTTTAAACATAATGCTCATCATAGGACCAACTCTTCTGAGTGGAATAGGACAATGCACAAAGAAATACACAGAGTTGTTCCCTGATTGGAAATATATGGAAATTACAGAGGATATACCTGAGTGTGAAAGAGCATTTATATTTGCATTACCAATCGATTACTGGTTAAATAAAATACCGGAACTAAAGAAAAAAATCAAACATTTGCACTGTATGACTATATGTGAGACAGAAACTGTACATGAAGATTACGGTAAACTGTTCAAGTTTTTTGACCGAATCGCTGTTGCGAGTGAATTCTGCAAAAAAGTATTTTCGAGACAATTTCCCGATACAGAATTTTATGTTCTGAGATCACACGTACCACATAACGACGTATACACATTTTATCACATAGGAAATATTGTAGACCAAAGAAAGAATTTTAGAGACATACTGGAAGCCTTTATTCGTTTGGATAAACCGGACACGAAACTCATCGTGAAAGCGACATGCAATAATCCAATTCAAATAAACCTACCAAGAGTAGAAGTCATTAATGGCCTTTTACCAGATAGTGAAATGGACAAAATACACCGCCTGTCTGATTGTTACGTGAGTTTCTCGAGTTCAGAAGGAATAGGTCTAGGTGCAGTGGAAGCGGCAATCAGGGATAAACCAGTTATTATTACTGATTACGGTGCGGCACCCGAATACATAAAAACACCGTATACAATAGAGTGCGGACTTCAAGAGTTGCAGAATGACGACTTCTTGTTTAAAAGGGGTATGCGATGGGGCAAACCTAACAAACAACAACTCGCGGAATTTATGGAAGACGTGTATGAGAAACGATTGAGATATATGGATCACTCACATACGAAACACATGGTGAGTAAGGAAAACGTCTCACAACAATTCATCGATGATGTAATTGGTAAGGAAAACAATGAGACCCGTGAGAATAGCACCTGAGGCGATCGCACCCTTTTGAGCGATTAACATGGACACGATATCATCGACAAATCCAACGTTTGTTGGCTTCTTTACTGTATCTGGGACAATCTTGGCGATAGCTACATAGAGAGCCATTGCTATTACAACTGGACGAAGCGTCTCTTGGTCTAACATTTATAGTACACTAATATTTTATCTTCGGTTGATGTTTTTTGCAGAAACCGCCACATGCAGCCTTAAATCCACACGGCTTTCCAGACAGAGTCACTGCTTGGCAAGTGTGTACTACACGTCTTTTTTCTACCGTTCGCTCGGGTGCTTTGTCTATGACTTGAATGATTCGACTCTGCCTGTCTTTTCTGAGTTGTGCATACTTTTGTTTCATTTTCCAAGTTGCGTTTGCGAGTTTAGTACATCTATCGGTGGGAGAATCCACCCGGTACATGCGCATGGCGTCGGCGAGGCACTGTTCGTAGGACATCTTTAGAATGCTTTGATTAACAAGGTGGTGGGGGCTGACTTAGGTACTAGATGACACGATGTCTATCAACAATCAGATCATGGACGCCTCCCACGATAGATTGTAAAATAAAAAAGTGGAATGCATTTTGGATAGTTTCTGCGAAAGTATTCATTTTTGATTACAAATTAATCAGGTCTGGTGAACTACTTAGGAACTAAAAAAACGCGGATCTATCATGGATTTCTAAAAATTCCTTTTCCGAGGAAAGTAGTTCAAACCCGCGATTCATGCGTCTTGTTATCCAGTCCAATCTTGACTTGGTTATCACGCGACGAGCTCCCTCTAATGGGAAAATAGAGTTGAAAATAGGTAAATCTATTATAACATTTTCGATACGCGCACCCTTCTTCACATTTTCATCTTTTGTGAGTAGTTGGATATTTTTGTGATTGAATATGCGAGTCCATTGATCTACATCATTTATATTTTCCTCTACATACAAGACCTGTCTCGGTACGATCTCGTCTATCTCAAAGGGGTAGCGTCCAGAAACAACATCGTCCCAGGTGACGAAAGAATATGTGACGCCATATCTAATGCGCATTTTTTCCATAAGACGTGTGATAAGTTCATCTCTGCTTATACCAATGAGTGGCTCATATTTATCGTAATTTTTACCATGTCTAATTGCATTACTTATATTTGCCCTAATATCGTTCGACCACTGTCGACCCATATAATGAGAATAGCAGTGCAAACATCTGCATGACGACACCTGTGCATGCCACTTCAAACCATACTGACCAATATGGCGCGTAGAATTAACATCAGAATTGCACAACTGTCTAAACCTGGGTTTCCTGTCCCCTTCTGTAATACAAACTGATAACACATGACTTCCGTCTTCTCTTAGTTTAATAGATACAAGTCTAATATCAGTATCGTTGTGCTCCCATGTCTCGCCCGGTGTTAAGGTGAGGCTTGATTTTGATACCACCACTGTCTTGGATTGTTTCATCGAGTTTGAGTTATACTTTTTAAGTCTAAGTCTATTCATCGCTTCTTCACGCAGAATAGCCTTGCGCTCGGGTGTGAGTCCTTCACCTTTTCGCGTATAGTAGGGTTTTACGCAGCACCCGGATGGGCATCCATTCGGTGCGAACCGGCACTTAGGACAGCCTCGACCGTTTTCGTATGGTGTGACCATATTTATTAGATTAAATACTAAACGCTTAAGTTATTTCTTCTCAACTAGGGTCATAACAGTAATTAATTTTGATGATTCAAAGACCCCTACCTTTGTTTTAATAAAAATGGCTTAAGTGGAAGCCTCGTTTATTAAAAAGTAAGGACAATGAGCGAAAGTATCCAAAAACTCACACACGTGGAACACATATTGAAGAGACCCGACTCATATGTTGGTCCTGTGTCTCGTGTTGGTGAGCAGTATTGGGTCAAGGAAGGTGATGGATTTGAAAAGAAGACGGTCATCTATGCACCAGCACTTCTCAAGATTTTTGACGAAATTCTTGTTAATGCGATCGACCGTAATTCACTCTATCCAAAACAGGTAACGTCAATCTCAGTCAATATTGACCGGGAGAAAGGTGAAATCAGTGTTGAGAACAACGGGCCTCTCGGGGGTATCGCAGTGAAGGAACACGAAAAGGAAAAGATTTGGAATCCAGAACTCACGTTTGGGCATCTTCTCACGAGTACAAACTATGATGATTCACAGCAGCGTGTTGTGGGTGGTAGAAATGGATATGGTGCAAAACTCACGAATGTATATTCGAGCAAATTCTCCATCAAAATTAAGGACTCTGAAAACAAGACGACGTATACACAAGAATGGACGGATAATATGAAAACGTGTGGAAAGCCAAAGATGCGTAGCTACTCGGGTACAACGTCGAGTGTCTGTGTGACGTTTACACCTGACTGGTCAAGATTTGGTATGACTGCAATGGATGATCACATCTTCAAAATCTTTGAGAAGCGTGTTTATGACGCAAACATCTGTACGACACAGGGGTGTAAAGTCAAGTTTCAAGGTGAAGCGCTCCCGAAGACGGCATTCAATGAATATGCTAAAATGCACACAAAATCAGACGAGGTTTGCTTATTTACGTCAGATAGATGGTCAGTGTGTGTTGCCCCGTCTGAAGATGGTTTCGAACAGGTGTCTTTCGTCAATGGTATCTGTACAACGAAAGGTGGGAGTCACGTGGATCATGTAGCGGGTATCCTTGCGTCAAATATCATTGATGAAATGGCGAAGAAGATCAAACTCAAACCACAACAAGTGAAGAATGCATTCATGGTATTCGTAAGAGCAACGCTCGTCAATCCCACATTCAGTAGTCAAGTCAAATCCGAGTGTACACTCAAACCACAGGAATTTGGGAGCAAATTCGAGCCGACGAAGAAGCTTATCAAAGACATTCTCAAAACGGGTGTTCAGTCTGAATTGATGGCACTCTCCAAATTCAAAGAGATGAAGGAGCTCCAAAAGTCTGACGGTGCACGAAAGTCTAAAATCACTGGTATTCCGAAGTTGGATGATGCAAACAAGGCAGGAACACAACAATCTGGGAAATGTACTCTCATCATCACAGAGGGTGATTCTGCTAAGTCTCTCGCAGTTGCGGGTCTTTCAGTGGTTGGGAGAGATTATTACGGTGTATTTCCACTCCGGGGAAAATGTAAGAACGTAAGAGATGCATCGGTCAAACAGCTCACAGAGAACAAGGAGTTTAGCGACCTCAAGAAGATTCTGGGTTTGCAACAGGGTAAAGTATACACATCACTTAATGAACTCCGCTACGGGAGACTCATGATTATGACGGATGCTGATACAGATGGGAGTCATATCAAAGGTCTCGTACTTAACATGATTCATTACTTTTGGCCAAGTTTACTTGACCTAAATTTTGTGGTGAGCATGGTAACACCCATCATCAAGGCGACAAAAGGGTCTCAAACAATGTCTTTCTACACGGATTCTATGTTTAGACTCTGGTACGGAAACGGAAAACCTGGGTGGAAAATTAAGTATTACAAGGGTCTCGGTACCTCTACATCTGCAGAGGCGAGAGAGTATTTCAAGAATATTGAAAAGCTCACGGTCAAGTTCGACACCGATGAAAAGACGGATGATTCTGTGGTACTCGCCTTTGATAAAACAAAGGCTGATTCTCGAAAGACGTGGCTCTTAGAAAGCACCGAAAAGGAGAGTTCGGAGCTTGAGATACCATATGGAAACATCGAAAGAATTAACATTACGGAATTCATTCACAAGGATCTGGTAAATTTCAGTCTCGCAGATTTGAAGCGATCCATCGCACACATGTGTGACGGTCTCAAACCTTCTCAAAGAAAAGTCATGTATTCATGCTTCAAGAAGAATTTGACGAATGAAATGAAGGTTGCGCAGTTGGCGGCGTATGTCGCAGAAACATCGGCGTACCATCACGGAGAGGTATCACTCGCAGATACGATTGTAAAATTAGCACATAATTTTACAGGTTCAAACAATATCAATCTCCTCGAACCTTGTGGTCAGTTCGGTACGAGACTCATGGGTGGTAAGGATGCGAGTCAAACGAGGTACATTTTCACGAAGCTCACAAAGGATGCGAGAAAGCTCTTTGATTCACGGGATGATGCAGTACTCAAGTATCTTGACGACGACGGACGACCAATCGAACCGGAATACTATGTACCAATTTTACCAACTGTCCTTGTTAATGGAACCGAAGGCATTGGAACCGGTTTCAGTTGCTATGTTCCACCGTTTAACCCAAAAGACATCTGTGAAAACATAGAGCGAGCTATTTCCGGGCAGTCTCTCAAAGAAATGAAACCATGGTTTGATAAATTCAAGGGTCGTGTTTTCAAGAACGAAGATGGTCTTTGGATTACAGAGGGTGTATGGTCAAGCAACAGTGCGGGAACGAATGTTAAGATTACAGAGCTTCCACCGGGACGTTGGACACAAGATTACAAAGAATACTTGGATGGACTTGTGGATAAGAAGATCATATCCGGATTTGTGAATAACAGTACAACCGAAAATGTGGATTTCACAATCACGGGGTACACAGGGAAGAATCTCATCAAAGATTTTAAGCTCCAAAAATCGTTCCATGTGAGTAACATGCACCTGTTCCACCCAACCAAAGGTATCAAGAAATATGAAAGTCCAGAAGAGATTTTGGTTGATTTCATAGAAGTGAGAATGCAAACATACAAGAAACGAAAAGAACATCTCATCGCCGTTCTCAAAGAGAAAGCGAAGAAGCTTGAGAATATGTCTCGTTTCGTGGATGCGGTGATTAACGAGCGAATCATTGTGTTCAAGAGAAAGAAGAGTGATCTCGAAAGTGAGATTTCAAAAACATATGATACATTTGACGGTTCATATGACTATTTGCTCAACATTAAGACGTATCAATACACCAAAGAAGCTGTGCAGTCACTCGTAGAAGATACACGAAAGGCGACCGAAGAGCTTAAAATACTGAATTCAACCACGCATTTGGACATGTGGAAAACAGATTTAAAAATATATAAGCAATAAGTAGTATGTGCGATAGATCGGGGCCAGATACCGGTGCTGCACTTTGCTTGACCGCTATAGGTCAGCAGGACACATACCTTTTAGGAGAGGGAAAATCCTTCTTTAATTACGAACCAAAACAACATTCTGAATTTAGAAAGTTTCATAGGAATTATACAGTTTACAAACCAAATGTAGCCAACACCGGGTGGCCCTTCGGAAACGATATAAAGGTGACATTTAGACCCCAAGACATGGGTGATTTACTTTGTAATATGTACATAAAGATCGTTTTACCAAAATTATCAGACTTAGCCACGAATGAAACCGCTGGTTACGCAGAAAACATAGGAAAACACCTGTTCAAAAAAATTGACATGCGGGTCGACGAAACTATTTTAGAGACATACAGCCATGACATTGGATTAATTTATGATGAACTGTATACGGATAGCTCAGAAAAATTGAGTAAAATATATACTGACGGTCGCACTACGGATGCAAGTAGCAAAACAACTGTATATATACCAATACCACTGTTCTTTTCTAGAAATTATGAATCAGATGACTATGAACAGGTGACACACAATAGACCGTATTTCCCACTATGTAGCATAAACAAACAAAAATTGGAATTTGATATAACATTTAACCCACAAACATTCTTTGCTCTCACGAATGATACACTCGAACTAGACGACTTTGATATAATAACCGAAGAGATTACACTCACACATCAGGAACGATTGTTTCTAACGAGCAATAAATACACTATGATAACAGATATATTCAAAAGACACCCGTCAGAAGTCACGGAAGAGAACAGGGACACATTCAAAATAGAGCTTACACCAGAAAACCGAGTAAAAACTTTACACTTTTTCTTTAGAAATATAGACTTCGAAGACGAAAATGTAGAAGGTTCGTATTATGTAGATAATACTTTAGCTGAAAACAAAAATAAGATGTTCTACAAAAATAGATTTAATTTCACTACGAGTGATTCGTTCGACAACAATGAAGATGGCATTCTAGAAAATATAGTAGATTCAATTGATATATTCATCGACAATCAGCGAATTCAAAACCTAGAATACAACGATCACACATATTATAGATATATTACCGGTATGGAAACATATCTGTCGTCTACTAAAAAGAACATATACAGCTATACATTTTCTATGATACCACGGAATGTGAATCCATCTGGTAGTCTCGATTTCACAAACATCAAAAACAACAGAACCTCTATTAACTGCAATCTTAGAACGGATAGAATTGACGGTAAAACTTTTACATTTAACATGTATTACACGTGCTATAAAACATTCACATTTGAGAATGGATACTTAACTACGAGAAACGAAGAATCTATATCGTATTCACCAACTTCGAATTATATGTCATCTAATGGAAAATACAGTATAAATGATGAAATGGTTCTAGAAACAGGTGATTCAACTGTTATGTTGGCATCATTTCCCGAATAGAATACCCTTGTTTTCGTTTATATAATTTATGATTCCATTTTTAATGCACCATTTGATGAAATTGAGCTGTGCAACAGTCGTATTAATTTCATCATCTGTACCCGGAACTTTATATGAAATTTTTTCTGATCTACAAAATGGATCAAATAATTTCTTGCTATATCCATCAAGTGTAGACTTGTAAGCACAGTGAACACTGAAAATCTTACCATCAGTCGTCTTGTACATCAAATCTGTCTTCTTAGAATAATTCGTTATGAACCATTCCAAGTTTCTAAGAGAAATGCCACCAGTCTTGGAAAGAATTTGTGTGAGCATTTTACTATTTTCGGGCGTACCATAAAACGTATCTATTGAATTTAGTAGGATATCTGATTTCTTCATATTACATCATACTTCTCAAATCTCTAAATTGATTATTTTTAGAATCCTCGCATGCCGGACACCCAGCTTTGTACATGGGTGGTAATGAGTGATTATGCCTCTTTACCGTGTTCACAGATACAGGGTTGCAAAGTTTCTGTGTATTGACATGTGACATACAATATTCACCGTGACTCGCTTTTCTTGTACACGGTTCACCACCTTTTTTTATACCCATGCAATATCCACGTGGATTTGGTAAATCCCGCATAAGCAATTTAAGAGGTATACCATGTGTGATAGATATCTTCTGTGCAAACATTAGCATCCTTTCGTGGCACACCCTCTCTACCTCATCTTCAAAAGCTCTTGATAAATTATCAGAAACCCGCATACCCTTATTACAGTATAGCGCCTAATTTTTAAATGGGAGTTCATCGAGAGGCGTCTCCTTTTGTTTTTTTGGTCTTCGTTTGGGTTTGATTTTGGTAAGAATCTCGCCAAATATTTCCTCTTTGGGGTCTTCAAATAATGGTTCCAAAAGATCACACACTGGATTGATAAATTTATTCATGAAATAGTATTCATAGTCAATAGGTACATTATTGTCCTTCACATATTTTGGATCTTCTGATTTTTCAAAAGCCTTTGCTTTTGGGTCGTCCGTCTTCACAAGAATGTAAGGCACTCGGTCACCTGACTGTGGTTCTGAACCAGGTTGCCTCTCACGCATTTTACGGACAACCTGCACATGCGCTTGGTTTATGTCTTTGATACCGGGGCTATTTATAGATACACCGTGTCCCTTGACTTTGTATGAATCAGACAAACTCTGTGAAAGTGTGAGCTTTTCGTTCGGTACATCACCTTCCAGTAGTTCGATGGCTCTCTGAAGTGCGAGTGCTTTCGGTGGTTCGGTATCACTACTTTCAAGTACGACATCCAAGAGTTCCTTACAGACTTCTCTTACATGCGCCGTGTTATCACGTCTCACGAGCTGAAGACCCTTTACATCGATGTAATCCATATTCATCTTTCCATCCTTTCCTTGTGTCCACAGCTTTGCGGCGTATCGTTTTTTAGAATAGAGGAAATAGGGCCAATACACCTTTTCGAGTTCCAAATTATTCGGTTTCTTGAAAAGTGCGGTACATTCTTCAGCGGCGCGCTCACCAATCTCCCAACTGTACTCAACGGCTTCAAGACCTTTACGATCACCCACATCAAATTCTACCATGACTGAATCGGTATTGTGTACTACCAATTCACCCGGTCCCACATGGAAATGATGTGATTCGGTTGTGAGATCATACACGTAGTCATTAGTTTCACCCAAATTTTCAAGCTTCTTAATCGCAATTGGATTTTTTCTTTGTGTGGAATTAGTCCACGTTTGCCTCAATACATGTTTTTTGTCTTTGCGTGTATTTAGTGAAATATTGTATCCCAAACGACGACCCAATATGTATAATCCCATAACTCCTTCTTTGCCTTTGCAGTCCATACGCACATAACCGTTAGAGTCCTTGTCCCCGTCAGCCATGTAGTAACCATCAATGAACGATTTTACAACATCAATTGATGAGTTTAAAATACATGGAGGAATTACCTTTTCGTTATGCTCGTTATAAAATAGATCTCTGTAACGTTCTACCACAGATTTAACGTCACCAGTTGCAGACAACTTATACACGCCACTACTACCAATTGTATCATATATAGTAGTATTAAAAGGGTTCAATTTTTGCATTTCGACGAGATAGTCCATGTTAGAGTTATTTAATGCCCATGAATACTTGAGTCCACTAGGCGTTTTATATCTACCACAAGAACCATCACCAAAAAAGAATCCCATTACCTTAGCCTCGTTAATTGACACACCCGTGTTATATTCGTGGATTGCCTCTACAGAATTACCATGTAATAACTCTGTACCAATCGAAACTTCGGATGGTTTAATCATACTCTTGTTTTTAAGAAGCAAACTATGGTCTTCCGTCACATCAACGAATCCAGTATGAGACAGAACTCTATGGATATTTTTAGTTGTTTTATGTCTTACGATTTGTTTTATAGACGTAAAACCAGATTCGGTCCACACCTCTGCATCAATTACAGCTACTTCTTTGCCATCATCTCTTGTTTCATATGCATGAACAAGAGAGTCAATCCTGCACGTCCTTACCTCACCGTTTTGTCGAATAAGAAGAGGTGTATCTGGTGTAACTGAATCACCGTACCTCACTTTCGCACCCGGAAAGTTCTTTTCCACATACTCCTTCGTTTCATCAATCATACTTCGACCTTTTGTCGTGACGGTAGATGCGATATTCACACACGGAAGCATTCCCTTCGATGCACCAGTGAACCCATACACGGAGTTCATACTGATTTTGTAAGCTAATTGCTTACCGTTATACATGGCTTTGAGTGCACCAGTGGACGCCGCCATATCCTTCTTCGCTTGCTTTCTGAACTGTTTCAATTCAAGGAGAATGCTCGGTAAAAGTGTCGGCACACCCTGTGCGAACTTACACACTCTCTTTGTAGGAGGCTGCCCCTCAACCTTACTCGGCACAGGAATCTCAAATGTTTCGTATTCCACACCTGGTACATTTTCATACTTTGGGTCCATTACGAGACTTGAATAACACAAATTGTGTGCCATCATGATCGAAGGATACAGACCTTCAAAATCTAAAGCTGTAATCGGTTTATAATATGCACCCTTTTGCGCTTCGAGAACAGTCGCACCTTCGTATCCTTGGTCACCCAGTTGACCATACTGAATCGTTGGAACCATGAATCCCATTTCTCGTGCCTTCTTCGTCAATTGACTAAACACCTTGATTTGTTGACCCCGTTCCACGAGATAACACAGGGGTACCCAGGTCGCCTTCGCCATTTCCAGGAGGTTAATCAGGATACACAGTTTAGACAAAAGTCTATGTGGAAGAAGGGTGTCCTTAATACAATACTCCGCAACTTCCCGCAATTTTACAGGGTCGCCTTCATTGTATCGAGCAAACATCTCCTTCGCGGGCATATCAATCTTGTTGTCTCCGAGATACAGTTTAGATACATTATCAAGTTTATATGAATCAAGTTTATATCCCTTCTTTACCTCGTGAAATAGGTCAAAAATAAATCGACCAGGCATACTGACAAGTTTCAAGTCATTGTCACCCAAAGCACTCGAAGACAGTTTCTTCAATGTGAGTTCGCAGTTGTATCCACGTAATTTACTCATCTGGAAAAATTTCAAGTTGCATCTGGCAATGATAGCTCTTTTCATGAGGTATTCAAGATCAAAACCGAAGATGTTCCAACCAGTTATGATGTCAACATCCTTTTCATGTAAATAGTCTCTAAATGCTTCGAGCATTTCACGCTCAGTGTCATATGATACTATAGTAGAACCTTCAAGATTTGGGTCCGTCTTTTTATAACAGAGACAGGTCTTATCATAAGGTTCATCGCTCCCAAATTTACAGAGAGAGATGGCAATTTGAAAGCATGCGTCGCCGTCTACATCCGCATCTGGAAACTTTCCAGTTGAACTGTTACATTCGATATCAACAGATGCGACTACAAATGGAGCTGTTTCTGGGTCATCAACGGGTGTAAGAGTACGCCAATTTTTACATTCAAGATCTATATCGACGTGGGCATTGTTTGTTTTGTAGCACTGGTCTCCGGAATCCAACCACCCCGTAGATTGAATACCAGTTCTATGCATGAGACGCAACACTGGATCCAGATTTGATTCATAAATTTTTAATTTCAACGATTCATCTGGGAGAGGACGCCTTAATCTTCCGGCAACCATTCTTCTTGCAGCTAGATTTTTGAAAAACAACTGAAGGTACGGAAACTGCTCATTATTCTGAAATCCCCATACATCCTTTCTGTAAATACTGTTGTACCTAACAAGACAACCAGGACACGCTTTCTCTATTTTGTTGTAAAGAATTTGAACACGTTGTTGAGTAACATTTTTTGGTAACTTTACAAAAAAGTAAGGTGTGAACGCTGTCGTAACACACACAGATTTACCATCTTTCGTCTTACCAAAGATACTGATCAAGTGCTCATCATCATCATCTCTGGCCTCCCAGGTGAGAGCTTGGAAGACAACCATACTTCGTTATGTACCTAAAATTTTAATATCGTTTACTAATAATTATGTCAGCTGCACTTGTCGATCTCGTTTCAGTCGGGGCTCAGGATGTGTACATCACGGGTGATCCCCAAGTCAGTTTCTGGCGCCAGAACTATAAACGTCACACGAACTTTTCGCTCAAACCAGAGCGCATGGATTACATCGGTACCTTCAACGGCGGTGCGGAAGTTGTGATTCCAATTCGTTCTAAGGGTGACCTTTTGAGTTACATATGGATCGAACAAGAAAATATCTCTAATGTCGGTATCAATGACAATGCCTTGTTCTCCAAAAATGAAGCACCAACCGAATTCTCGCTTCACATCGGTGGCCAAGAAGTTGCGAAATTGGATTCTTTGTTCATCCAAGGTGTTCACAATGTCATTTACCCAGAAACACAAGCGAAGGCGTCCAGTTCCGTCACCGCTTCGGAAGTGTCTGATAATGCGCGTGGTACCGGTTCGGGTACAGGTGATCATTACAGAATTCCATTCTTCTTCACTGAGGACTGGAC